CCGGGTATGGGGCCTGAAGCTGGAGGCCAAGGGCCTCCGTTATTTCTGGTCTGACGCCCTCGCTTTTGATTATGCGCTGACGGCGGAAGACGGTACGATCCTGACCCCGCTGACTGGGCACTTCACGAAGAACTGCCTGGAGATACCCGGCTATGTCAACGGCACGAAGGTCGCTTGGGTCTATATTGACCTTGCGGTCTATGTACGGCAGCATAACGCAGACAACGTGTCTGTCACGGACGCCGTCCGCCTTACTCAGAAGGGTCATCTGCCCGTTCCGCTCTACATAGGGCTGCATGCGGGGCCGTGCCCGGTACACAATAGAGGGCTGCCCGAAATACGGGCTGGCGCAGGTGACCGTGATATAATCGTTCAGGTCAAGGTAGGCGTAGCCCTCATCCCCGGGAGCTGTCACCGTGATGGTGAACCACTCCTGTTCGGGGTGCCAGTAGCTGTAGTTGACGTACTCGGACGTGGTAATGACCAAAGCATTGTAATTGGAAAAGACACCATCCGCCTCGTCCACCTTCCAGAAATGGCAGACCCAGCCGTCCTCCTCGATCATTTCCACCAGTTCATCGGAGAGCTTTATCATCAGCAAAGCGTTCACGCCTACCTGGATAGGGCGGCTACTGCTACGCTTTCCTCCGGACACCACACGCCCGGATGTCTCCAGACTGTACTTATAGATCGGCGACCTGGTAGCTTCCTCGATGTTCTTTGTCATGGCACCGACGGAAGGATACGTACTGCCCATGCTGTCTGTACGAGGACCGATGGCATCCCCGGTGGCCTTTGCCTCAGCGGCAAAACCGGCCACCGACAGAGTGGGGTCTGCGTAAGCCCCGCCATCTGTCCACGCGCCGTTCGTATAGTAATACCAGTGCAGGGTGGTAAGGGTGCCGGTCTCACCGGTATAGACGTAGGCCTTACTCGTATCCCAACCCGTGGTATCATCATCCGCAGTGACCTGCACGGCGAGAGAAGCTACCCCGGCCCGGAGTTCCGCGGCAGCCTCATTCGCCGCCGCCGCGCTGGCCGAAGCGGCTGTCGCACTGGCAGATGCGGCAGTAGCCTCCGCCTCCGCTGCATCTCTTGCCGTCTCGGCTTCCGTCACAGACGCGGCGGCCGCCTCAGCGGATCCAGCCGCTTCGGACTGGATGCCGGTCGTGTACTCCTTTAGACCGGTCAGCTCGCCCGTTTCCGGATCATACCGGCCAGTGCTGTTGATGTAGTCCCTGATCTCGTCATACAGGTACTGCATGTCTGCCCGGACCTGTGTCTCGTCCGTCTCAATGGTCGGGAAATCCTCGCTCTCCGTCCAGTGCTTGGTATAGGACAAGGACGGGAAATCCTCCGGATTGGTCCAGTCTTGGGTGTATTCCAGGTTGTCCAGATTCTCAGCCAATCGTCATCGCTCCTTTCCGGAATATCTATAGAAAATTTGCGCTGAGATAATTGCCAGATCCTCACCCGTAATCCGGTTGCCGAGGATCATGGAGAAGTGCCGCACGTGGCGGCAGCCCGGCGTCCGCTTGGCCACGTTCCCAAAGCGGGCCGGGGCCAAGCAGCGGTGCGCCAGGTTGCGGGGAGACAGCCTCCAGGAATAACTGAGGGCGGGCGTCAGGTCCACCCGCTTTTCGTAATCCGTGTCATAGCGCAGCTGGATTTCCGTATCCGTGTCGCTACGTACCACCAGCAGCGTGTACAGGACATCCTTCAGCCGGTCGTAGCCGCCGAAATACTGAGTCGGTAGGGCGAAGACCTTATTGATCCCCTCCCCGTAATCCGAAAACACCCGTTCAAACCGGGTGACCCGCCCGGCGGCATCCAGATGATACAGACAGTTCTCCTCGTCCGTGAAGTAGCTGACCGCATGGATATCCGTAAAAAAGTACCAGCTGGGCTTAAACGCCGTACTGTGCTCGTAGTCCCACAGATACACGTGACCCCCCGCTTCCAGCCAGTAGTGGCTGGTGTCGTCCGTGCTGACCACCAGCTCCGCGCCTCGGATATCCGCCAGCAGGCCGCGGTCCCCGTGCCCGTTGACGTTCTCGCTGATACAGACGATGTTGTTCTCATAGGCGGCGCTGGAGGACTGGACCAGGTAGACGCCGCGGCTGCGGTTGCAGAAGACCAGGTTGTTCTCGATCAGCTGGATGCTCCATGGCAGGTCGCAGCCGATCATGGCGTTGATATTCTGATAGGTAAACGAGATGCTGTCGCGTCCGTCTACCTGTTCCACGGTAAACTCCAGCTTGCCGACGCTCCGCTCCTTAAACAGGATAAGATCGCTGTACTGCTTGCCGAAGCCCGTCACCGCGTCTCCGGTGACCCCACAGAGGTTGTAATAGCTCATGGGCCAGTAGCCCGGGTTCATGCCGAGGCTGTCATTGCTGTTCCAGAACACGACATTCGGCTGTGCCTCGCACCCGGCCAGCAGGATACACAGGTTGTTCCCGTTCCCCGCGACAATGGCATGGTTGCAGCCCATGACACTGTTCAGGGCATCGGGGTTCACTTTGCTGTACGTGATGCGGACCGTGTTGTTGGCCGCCGGGGTGCCGGGGTCCGGCGCCGACGTGAAGGTCACGGTTCCGGCCCCCGTGTCTACGGTGTAGTCTGTGCCTTCCGTCTGGGCTTCCCCGTTCACCGTAACCGAAAGGACCGCGTCCACGGAAGTCACCGGCAGACGATACACGGCAGTCCCGGCCAGTGCGTTGTACCAGATTTCCTTGCGCGGACTCAGCCGGTTCTCCGGCTGATACGCCGTACCACCGCCGTTGGCCGGGGAGGCGTTGATGACGATGACCGGCGTATAGGCCTCGTCGGCCCCAGTCATGCTGACAGCGGAAAACGGCGTGTCCGGGTCTTCCGGGTCATAGCTGATCCGGATAAAACCGCCCTTGTTCTTATAGTAGAGATCGTCCAGATACCGGAAAAAAGTCCCGCGGTTCTCCGGAAGACCAGAAAAAATTTCCACCAGGGTAAAAGTATTCTCTGCCGTCTCCTCTTCAGACACGACAGCAGGCCCCGCCGCCGGATCGCCCCAGTAGAGTTTCGTGCCGATATGGAAAAAGGCCCGGCCCCAGAACAACCGTTCGTAACAAGCGTACCCAGTACCATAGGTTTCCAGTGCTGAGAGCCAGGTCTGGCCGTCCCGGCACTGCAGGACGCCGTCCTGCCACCAGAGATTGGACATGTTGGGGGACTGATTCAGCTCCAGCCTGTAATTCAGATCCCGGATGTTCAGTCCCCCGTCAAAGCGCGGGAAATCCACCACATAGGTCTTGTTATAGGCGGGAAGCCTGTTGAGCTGTACGCGCATCCATTTCCCTCCTTACGTCCAATAGATATCCCCGTAGGCATCACCCAGGGAGGTAGCGTAAACGTCGCTTACCGGGTGAGCTTCCGCGCTGATGTCCGGCGTCATCTTAGCTAGCTTATCCTCATACTTGTTGTAGAAGGATGCGTAGAGGAAGCTGTCATCGTGGATCACCAGATACGCCGCCACGTAAAACGGAATAGCGTAATGGGTCTCCGGCACGTTGTCCAGTTCATCCTCCGCCGCCGGCGGCAGAGCCAGCAACTTCGGATACCGGTAGTACGTGATCGTGTAGACATGGCCCCTCTGAAACTCCCGCTTCGGGATCAGGAGATACTTCCTGCCCTCGATCATATACCGGTTGCCGTGAAACACGTGGCCCTCGTTCGTCGTGACCAACGTGTCCCCGGTCTTGAACTGATAGAAGTCTTCCGGCAGCTCAAACCGGATTCGGTCCCCAAACTCTTCATAGGCCAGACCACTGTCTTCATCAAGGGAAAGCGTCAGGAACGCCGGGATGCGGCGCACCGTTGTGGCAATCTCCATCACGGCGTCATTGACGAGATTGGGGATCCGATTCAGGTAGTCCTGCTGATTGTTGTAGGTGTTGGCGACCATGGTGCCCGCCACGCTGTACTGATTCAGCAGCTGTAGCACCTGGTCCTTGATCTGTCCGTAGGTCATGGCTTACCCTCCCGCTCTCAGGTTGCCCTCGATCAGGGCGGTCTTCTTGGCGATGTTCGGCAGATCGTTGAACCGCGTCTCCATCTGCTGCGGGAGACCCTGGATTACTTTATCCACATCCAACTCACCGCCCTGTGCCGGCCCCGCCGTAACAGGGGAACCGGCCTGCGGGATCGCGGCGCCGGCAGCGGCGTTCGCCTGGGTGCCTTCGGCAATGCGTCCGCGCAGCTCGTCGATCAGTTCCTGCTTCTTCGGGATCAGCTTGTCCGGCAGCCGCTCCAGGTACTGGATCACGTCCAGCGTACCATCGCGGCGCAGGTTGTCGAGGGTCTGAGTCATAGCGATCTCACTGAAGTAGGTGGTCGCGCCCACATCGGTCCGCATGTTCAGGCTGATATGCTTCAGTTGGGAGAAATCAAAGGTCTCTACGATCTTCCGCATGATAGTCTGTGTCCGCATCATCCCGGTGGCCGGGTCGATCAACGGGGCCCCGGTGGGCCCGATGACGGGCTCTTTGAACTCCCGGTCTACGATCACCGGTCTCTCGCCGTAGTTGGTCCCGACGATATCCAGCAGGATCACGCCCACATCCTCGACCCACTCATACAGGTTTGACCGAATATTCTCCAGCGGGACCTCAGAGTTGGTCTGCAGAACCATGATGGCGCTGGTGTTGTCCGGCTTGACATTGCCCATCTGGACGTCCGTAGCGCCGAGACACTCCTTGGTATAGGCCATGACCTTGTCTATCAGAGCAAAAATCTGGTTGCTCATCTCGGCTGCGGAAAGGTTCCCGGCCACCTGGCCGATAGCCTGGCCTGGCTGGAGCCCGTGGACGCCGATGGCCTGCCCGACCTCATTGTCCCATCGGCTGATAAGATCCGCGTTATAGATCGTCTTGGGAAAGGCCATCAGCTGCATGTGCCGCATGGCCGTTGCAAACAAGCTGTTAATAAAGATCTGGTTGGGGATCAGGCCGCTTACCAGCGCCCGGCCGTGGTACTGGTTCTTCTGCTTCTCCCAGTTGCCCCAGGCAATTGGGTACAGGGACAGCCCCGTGTCCACGTCCTCGTAGATAATGGCGGTCTGGGTGGCCTTTGTCACGTGTACCGAGGTCACAAGATGCTTCACCTTCCGCCGTTTGGGAACGGGCAGCATGTCTTCGTCCAGAAGCGGCAAGCCATCCTTGTCCAGCTCATACTCCGGGTTGCCCTCGTCGTCCACAATGTCCTCGTAGACCGGCTCCCCGTTGGCGTCCAGCAGGTCCTCCTCGTGGGTCTTCTTTGTGTAAAGATACACATACAGCGCCTTGCCGGTGTTGGCTACACTCTCCACGATCTCCACCTTGCCACCGACACCGGGGAAGTATTCGTTCTCCATGTCCGGCTGAATCTGGACCTCCAGCATATCCATGCTGGAGGTGTTCGCCGTACCGGACTTATAGAGCTTCCGGTTAGCCCGGAATCGCTCGGCCTCCCACCGCAGATGCTCCACGGTGTCCCGCCCAACCAGCAGGACGTAAGGCTGGGTCTGAACCCGCCGGTCGTTCGGGTTGCCGAACATGACATTGATGCCGTCCACCAGCTCCATCTCCACCTCACCCTTGACTCCCTGCTCATCGAAAGCACCGCCGTAGGGTGCCTTGTCCGGATCAAACCAGAAGTGGGCACAGTAGTCCCCTTCCACCGCCCCGTCAAACAGGGCGTCACGGATCCGGTAATCGAACTTCATTTTCTCCAGCAGCGTACTGACCACGGCGTTGGCAAACAGCGCGGCGTCATGGTCCGGATCCGTCTGATTGGAACCGTCGTAGTAGGCCAGCGGGTCGAAGTGGACCGTCGTGCCGCTGCTGGTCAGTGAGGCGATGAACAAGCTGGCGACACGCTTCAGGATGTTGAACACGGGCTTCGGCAGCCCGCGCATGGCCGGGGTGTTGGGAAGCCGGAGCCACTGGTTCCCGATGAAGAACTCCGTGTTGGTCTCCACCAGGTTGTACTGATTCGGCGTCAGCTCTTGGTTGTAGTTCCGCCCCAGCTCATAGAGCTCCCAGGCTCTGGTTTTCGTATTCTCTTTCAATCCTCAACCTCCTCCAGGATGCCGCCCCTGATACCGTAGGCCGTCTCCGCGGAATAGTTCTGCAGCTGGCGGAACGCCTCCTGCTGCGCCTTCATCCGCCGCAGTTCCGCCTCCGGGGCGCTCTCCGTCTTCTGGAGACCGAAGCGGGCCTTCAGCTTCCAGCCTGTCAGGACGCCAAGGGCGTAGAGGCCCAT